GTAATCACCAACATAAGTGCTGCTTCTACCTCAATATCTGAATTAGAGATTGCACCTATTGATTCTTCTGGAAGATTTGTAGCCTTCTCTACTTCTCCTCATGATCTTAAAAATACAGATTTAATAACTTTATCTGGATTTAATACTTCTATAAGTTTAACTAATAGTTCTTTCAATATTGGTGTTACAACTGACTTCTATAATCTTTCTTCAGGTGTTGGAACAGCCGGTGTCACAGGCATTATCACATATTTCTCTATTAGTGGAGGATTATTTAATCGTGGACTTCTTTCAATAAGAGAAAATGATGTTCTAAGTTTAAATGCTGAGAAAGTACGTGTTCTGAATGTTGATAATATTTCTTCAAGAATAAGAGTTGAAAGATCAATTGACAATACTGTCTCTTCAGCACATACTGCTACCACTTCAATTGAAGAAGATAGTCGCAAATTTACATTTTTATCAACTAGAGAAAATGATGTAAAGTTTGAACTGAATACACAAGTTTATTTCGATCCTAGTGAATCTCTTGGTATTGGAACTTTAAGTGGTGTAGGAATAGGATCAACTGTATTCCTTTCAAATCCTGGAGTAGGAATAACTCAATCTTTTGTACTTACCAAAACAGTTTTCTTACCTGATCATAAATTAAAAACTGGTGATGTAGTTGTTTACAATAATGGTGGCGGCACATCCATTGAAGTTGATACTGATCCTTCTGTGGGAACAAAATATAGAATATCTAATGATACTCCATTATATGTTGCCAAAATTAATGATGATGTAATTGGAGTTCAAACTTTTAAAGTTGGTATAGGATCTACTGGAACTTTTGTTGGTGTTGCGGACACAACAATGAACTCTGGACTGTTGCACTTTACTGGCATTGGTACAGGATCTAATCATAACCTGAAAACTATTAGAACAAATGTTGTCAATGCTGAAGTATCTAGAAATAGAGTTACTGTAGCAACAGGATCAACTCATGGACTAAGACTTGGTGATAAAGTGCAGATGAGTGTTACTCCAGGTATCACTACAACAGTTACTGTAAAATATAACGATTCTAATAGAAGAATCGTTTTTAATCCTTTAGGTTTTACAACAGTTGGAGTCAGTACTGCACAAAATACGATTACCATCAATGATCATGGTTTCAAAAGTGGTGACAAAGTAATTCTTGACTCTAACCCATCCCCATCTGGACTCACTGATCAAAAAATATATTATGTTTCTAGATTTACTAAAGATAAAGTAAGACTTTGTGAATCAAAATATGAAACTGAGAGATTTAATCCAAGTTTTGTATCAATTGATGTAGCAAGAAAAGGATCTTTACTTCCAATTAATCCCCCTTTAGATGTTTACGCGGGTAACACTGTTATATTTGATTTAAGTGATTCCTCATTGTCGTCTGTAAATATTTCGACTTTATATTCTGCTTTTGATATGAATCTGTATAGAGATTATAATTTTACAGATCAATTTGATGGTAGTTTAGTAAGTAATAATTTTGAAGTTATCAAAACAGGAAAAGTTGGTATTGATGCAAATGCAAAACTTACTTTAGTTGTTAATGATAATTTACCGCAAAATCTTTTTTATAAGTTCTCTATCGTAAACTCCAACTTCATCGAAGATGTCAAAAAAGAACTTATTATCGATGATGAAGTAAATTCATTCAATAAAATTGACATTGTTAACAGCGTTTACAATGGTGAATTTTCTATTGCTGGTGTTGGAACAACAAACACTTTCATTTACGATATAAATCAGATTCCAGAAAAATCATCTTATAGTCGATCAAATGGTGGTTTAATATATGAAACAAATTCACCAACAGCGTATGGTGCTATTTCGGATATTAATATTACCTTTAAAGGATCAAATTATAAAGAGATTGTTGGTGTATCAACAGTAGTTGGTATTGTTACTGGAACAGGAGCTGTTCTTGAACCTTCGAGTGGTTCAATTGGCAAAGTACTTTCAACTAAAATTGAAAATATAGGATTTGATTATCCTACAGATTATACGATTCGTCCTACAACTAATCTTCCTGAAATTCTTCTTCTTGAATCTTTGAGTTCATTTGATGAGATAGGAATATCTTCTGCCGGTAAAAATTATTCAATCGCCCCCAATCTAATCGTTCTAGATGGATTAACTGGGAAACATATTGATGATGTTGATCTCTTCTTTAAAAAAGGAGATTCTGAAGTAACGATTAGAAAAAATACAAAAGGATTAACGAACGTAACTCCTACTATTATACCAATTAGCAACTCTAACGGCGTGGGAATTAATGATATATCATTTGATATGTCAACCAAAGATGTAACAGTTGGTTTTGATACTGGTTTTAGTGATCAATCTCCCTTTGCAGTTGGGGATAAAGTACTAATTGAAAACGTAAGTGTTGGTGTTGGATCTACTGGTTCTGGATATAATTCTGTAGATTATGATTATCAATTATTCACTCTTACTGATGTAAATATTCCTCTTGGTGGAAATGTTGGTGTAGTAACATTTAATTTATCCGGAATTATTGATGACAATCTTTTCCCTGGAAATTTTGATTCCGGAAATTCTGCTGGCAAAATTGTCAACCAAAACGCTTTCCCCCAGTTTAATATTAAATTGAAGAAAAATGATTTCCTTATTGGTGAAACAGTTATTTCTAATAGTGGTAAAGGTTTTGTAGATAGTTGGAATAATAGAATTGAACTGTTAAAAGTATCAACTTCTAGAGACTTTAGAGTGGGTGATATTGTTAAAGGACAAACATCAAACACTCAAGGATCTGTAAAATCTAAGATTGATTACAATTCTGAGATAGAAATTGACGCAACTTCTACCGTTGATAAAGGTTGGGTTACAACAACTGGATTCTTTAATGACAATCAACAGAGAATACCTGATAATTTTTATTATCAAAATTTCTCTTATGCTATCAAATCAAAAATTCCTATTCAACAGTGGGATGATACTGTAAGTTCATTAAATCACACTTCTGGATTTTTAAAATTTAGTGATTTAATAATTGAATCTTCTGATGAAAAATTTACTGGAGGTGCATTTACCGAAAATACATCTAATATATCACTCACCGTTGATATACTTCCAATCCCAACCTACGGTGGTTTTAGAGGACAAGGTGGTGGAATAAGTCTAAATTGTTATCCTGCTTTTGATTTAGTCACAGAAAATTCTAAGACAGCATCTGGAAAAATTTATTCTGACAGAATCTTTTTAGAAAATAGAGTTCTTACTGATTATTTCGAATCTATAGGTAATAGAGCTCTTATCATTGATGATATTAGCACTCAATTTAATAGTGAGGAACGTCCTACAAGATTTAGTATTGTCAAAAAATTCTCTGTTGATCAAAGATCTAAAAAGATATTAACTTATGTTAGAGATAAACTTTTTACTGGAGAAAGTCAAGTATCTATTGTTTCTTTAGTTCATGATACTGCTAGTGCTACTGTCAACAATTATGCAAGAGTTGACACAACTTTAGATCTAGGATCTTTTGATTTTAGTATTTCAGGTACTGAAGGACAACTATTATTTTTCCCAAACAAATTCCGAGTTAATAATTATAACGTTTCATATTGCAGTTTTGATTTGGATAACTCTGTTAGTGGGGTTGGATCAATTGCTCTTGGAGAAATATGCAGTATTGAATCTACTCAAGTTGAAATTCCTGCCGCAACCAAAACAACAGTAGTTGGAATTGCTTCTACTTATAGATCATCTAAAGTTCTAGTTGAACTAACAACAAACGATGGAAGATTTGGTTATAATGAACTCAATGTAATTCATGATGGAACCAACGTTGATGTTCTTGAATATGGTGATCTTATTACTGGTGTTGAGGGAACTGCAACAGGACTCGGAACATACGGCGCTGATATGTCTTCTGGCACTATTAACGTTGATTTCACACCAGCAGCTGGTTTGGCTCTTACTGCAAACACAGTAAGAGTTTCTATGTCTAGCACTGAATCTGTGGGTGTTGGCACAACAATAATTGGACAAGCTACAGAAAACATCGCTAGGTTAGAAACATTCAACACTTCATTATCCTCAAGTGGTACACCTGGAATACACACAATCGCTACTTATACTAATTCTGCAAGTGATACTGATTACAGTGCTGCTTACTACATTGTAAGTATAGAAGACACAACAAATAATCAGTACCAAATGTCTGAAGTCATCGTATTAAATGACTCATCAGAAGTTTATATAACGGAGTACGGCACTGTTGAAACAGTCACTGGAATTGGAACAATAGGTGCATTACATACATCAGGTAATACACATCTCCAATATACTCCACCTTCTAGTGCGGATGTACAAGTTCGTGTATATCAACAAGCAATTCAATTAGTTGAAGTTGATAATACTCTTGATAATGAAATAGATTTAAACAATGCATCAATTACTGCTGGATATGGTTTTTATTCTGGAACTGCTAATGACGTTAAAAGACAGTTCGAACTTACTCATAAAGGGTTAACCATCTTTAATAGGAATTTTGATGGAAGTGATAGTGTAACTGTTAATACTTCGACTAATGAAATTAGAGTTCCTAATCATTTCTTTGTAACAGGTGAACCAGTCAATTATTCTGTTGGCATAGACACTAACGTTCGTATAGCAATTGAACCAACCTCCTTTACTGGAATAGGAACAACATCTTTCTTACCAACTAATACAAACGTTTTTGTTATCAAAAACAATGATTCTACAATAAAACTGGCATCTTCTGCTGCAAATGCAAATAACAGTACACCAGTTGCTATTGGTATAACTGGTGTTGGTTTTGGTACTTTCCATACGTTTGCATCATCTAAACAAAATTCTAAATGTTTAGTTGCTATTGATAATTTTATTCAAAATCCTATTGTATCTACTGCTACAACAACTTCACTTATTAAAGAAATCATACTTTCTGATTCAATAATAGAAACACTAGGAATCACATCATTCTTCTCTGCTGACTTAATACAAGTTGCTGGTGAGATTATGAAAATAAACACTATTGGTATTGGAACCACTAATGCTATTTTAGTTGATCGTGGATGGATGGGAACAGGTATTCAAACTCACCCTGTTGGAGTTGCTGTTACTAAAGTAGATGGTGCGTACAATATTGTTGATAATACTATTAATTTCTACACTGCACCTCGAGGTCCTATTCCAATCGGATCAATAACTAATTCCCCCGATGAAAGAGATTGGACTGGAATTACTACCTTCTCCAAATTCCAAGGAAGAACATTCTTAAGATCTCAAGCATTAAATAGCTCTTCAGAAGCTTATGACTCAAATTATGTTTTTGATAGTATTGCTGATCAATTTAATGCTTCTACTAAAACATTTACACTTAAATCTAAAAATGAAAATGTAACTGGGTTCTCAACTAATAATGGTGTTATTCTTATCAATGGAATATTCCAAGGTCCTACGGGAGAATTGCCAATTAATCAAGATTATTCACTTAGTGAAGGAAGTGGTATCAGTAGTATAACCTTTACAGGAACTGCTACATCTATTGCTTATGATCCAAATAATGCTACAGTTCCCGTTGGTGGTGTAATAGTTTCTGTAGGATCTACTGGTGGACTTGGATATCAACCACTTATTTCAGCAGGAGGTACAGCGATTGTATCATCTGCGGGAACAATTACATCTATTAGCATAGGAAATACCGGTTCTGGATATAGATCTGGAATTCAAACAGTTAATGTTGGTGTTTACACTTCATCAACTGGTAGAACTGGAATTGAATTTATTGGAACTGCTGCAGTAAGTAATGGACGTATCGTAAGTGTTGCAATTACAAATCCAGGATCTGGTTATCTTATCGGATCCGAACCTAATGTTATATTTGATGCTCCACTTTCCTATTCTGATTTACCTTTAATATACTCCGATTCTTCTCCAACAGGTTTTGGAACAGAGGCAACTATCGATATTATTGTTGGACAAGGATCGAGTGTAATTGATTTTGAAATTAAAAACTTTGGGTATGCTTATGGACAGAAACAAGTATTAACTATTTCTAAAGGTGGTTCAACAGGGATTCCAACCGATACTAATTTTACTCCAGAAGAGTTCCAAATTACAATTGAAAAAACCGATTCTGATAAATTCTCCGCATGGAACTTTGGAGAAATAGAACGTCTTGATAATATCAACACAGAATTCAATGGTGTTAAAAGACAATTTACAATTAAAAGAAATGGTTCTCCTGTAACTATAAGAGCAGAAAAAGGTTCTATCATCGATGTTCAAGCTTCTTTGATTATTTTCTTGAATGATATTTTACAAGTGCCTGGAGAAGCATATTCTTTTGATGGTGGTAGTGTAATTAATTTCTCAGAAGCTCCAAAAGGTGCCTCCGCTGATGGATCATTCTCAGGTGATACTTGTAAGGTTCTTTTCTATAAAGGATCTGGAGATATTGATGTTACTTTCCGCAATGTTCTCCAAACAATCAAAGATGGTGATGACTTAACAATTAGAGGTGATGAATCTATTGTTCCCGGATCAATTGATCAAAATGCTAGATTAGTTACAGAAATACTTTCTTCAGATACTGTAAAAACAAATGCATATGCTGGAGCAGGTATTGATCCTAATCCAGATCATGCCAGAACCGTTACTTGGTGTAAGCAAACTATTGATAAAGTTATCAATGGTAAAATTGTTAGTAAGTCAAGAGAACTGAATGAGGCATTGATCAATCCAAGAACTAATATTATTCAATCAGTTGGTGTTGGATCAACAATGGTATTTGTAGAAAGTGTTATTCCTTTCTTCAATCCTGATGATGAAAATCAATCCACTAAAAAAATTCAAACTATTAGTTTAGTCTCACAAAATAATATTGTGGCAGCATCTGCTGTAGCAGTTGTATCAGTAGCAAATACGGTAGAATCAATTACCATTGGATATGGTGGTACAGGATATACATCTACACCATCAGTGACAATTGAAACTCCAGTTGGACTTGGAACAACTGCTAAAGCGACTGCAACAGCGACATTAACTGGTGACACTATTTCTTCTATCACAGTCAATACTCCTGGTATTGGATACACTAGAACGTCTGTGCCACAGGTATTGATTGAGGCACCTAAATTAATTAAAGAAACAAATGAAACTAATTTATATCAAGGCGACTTTGGAGACATAGTAGGATTAACATCTACATCTGTAGGAGTTGCATCCACTGGATATGTTATGGATCTTTTCATTCCTACAGATTCTTTCTTGAGAGACACCAAAGTTGTTGGCACTGCCGTGACACTAAGTGATATTTCTGTTGGTGATTACTTCACTATTAAAAATAGTAATGTTGGTAGTGGTGTAACTTCTCTCTATCAAACAGGTGGAACGTTAGGTGTTACATCTCAATTCCTTGATGCAGTTTATGAAGTTGCAGCAGTTTCAGTTGCTACAACGGCGGTTGCAGGAGTTGGAGTCACTTATGTCAAGAGAGTAACAGTAAGTGTTGAAGATCTTGGTAATATTTCTGGAATTGGATTAACTCAATTCTATGGTGAGTTCTCCTGGGGTAAAATTACTCTTGGATCAAGAACCAATGCTGCTGCTTTTGATGCATATCTCCTAAATGGAATTGCTGGAATTACAACTGGCGGTGTCATTAACAGAATTGAACCTCTTAAGTCCATAGGATACTCTACAACATAACTGATAAATAAGTAAAAAACTACGCAAAAATGGCTGCGATTATAACTGATCAACTTCGTATATTAAATGCAAAAGATTTTGCTGCTAGCATTGCGTCTACTAGCAATTCTTTCTATTCATTTGTGGGACTCCCGAATCCCACAGATGTTGATGCTAGTTGGGATAGTAATCCTCCAGAT